GATGGCTACGATAAGGAAACGGGTCAGCATTTTGTTTTTGACGCAGATGTGAATGCTTGGGACAAAATAATGCCCGCTGCTTTAACCCGCCATACATTAACTGTTTTGGTTGAATTGGTTTTTGCCGTCCACAAGTATTATGGCACTTTCAATGAGCGCCTTGTCATGTTTTCGGAGGCTTTGATGCGTTGGTGGGATGAAATGAGTTTGTTTTATGGCAGTGTTGTTTTGCCTGTTTCCGTCATGCCATCTGGTTTTGTCATGACCTTGCCGATGAATTCAGCCATGAACCAGTTGTTAGCTATTTGTAACGTTTTACGGTATGCAGAAAAACATGGTTTGGCATTTCCGGATGATTACACCACCTGGATAAGGCATAAGGCCTTGGGTGATGATAGCCAGACTGCTATCAAGCCTGCTTTCGTTGCAGCTTGTAGGCGAGCTAAGATTCCGGTTTTTAGTGCAGTGGAGTTCTCGCAAATAATGCTCGAGTTTGGCATAACTTCCACTTTAGGTGACAAATCAGATGGGGCCGACATGAGGTATCAGGAACCTTCCAAGCTTGTGTTTTTGCAGCATGTGATGTATTATATACGAATACCTGCATTTACAATTAAAGAAATTGAGGAGGATCCTAAGAGACGAAACGTGAAGGTTTTGGTTGCGGCAGCGCCTTTAAAAGCCCCTGTTTTAGTTAAGATGCTTGCTAAGCAGGATTCGTCGTCCGTTGTTGACCCTCGGTTTTTGCTACGAGATCAGGTTTACATTCTTTTAGGAGAATTAGTCCCATATGGTAGAATGCGATTTGACAAGTTTGTTGCAGCAGTGAGGAGGTTTAAGCACGATTATTGGAAACCTCCTGAAATGGATTTCGAGTATGAAACTTATTTTGATTGGAACTTTTGGCTGGACCGCTATGTTCAAAAGTTTTGCCGTGATGGCAAGTTGGATAGCGCCATCCTGAGGCAGCGGCAGTTGCACCAAGATTCCTTTGAGGCCCTCAAGTCAGCATTAAATCCCCATGGGATTTATGCGCTCGACTATGAGGGAATAACCTAATCCATTTGGAGCGTGGGCGCGCTCCTTAAATATACGCCCCTTTAAGTGGCTGGCACCACAGACGGATCCCCTGGATTGTCTAAACGCCCTTTTTCATTCGCGATCCGCTTAGTTTTCCTGTCCTTAGTTTTGCGTGAATGGAATCGTATTAGGAAATGTTGTGCTAGTGCGAGATATTCGGTCTGATCTCGTACCTTATTTTAGACCTGCAAGTTTATCAGAAACACAAACCACTGCTGATGTTCAGATTCAGCAAACTTTTGCCTTTGACGATAGTGAAAAGCAATTTATACAAACCGTCCGGGAGGGGGAGGATCCTTCCCATGATTGGGGGTCATATTCGGATGTTGATTTGGCTAATTGGCTTCAGCGTCCCATATTGGCCACCACAAAGATTTGGAACGTAGGTGAGGGTTTTCCTGAAATTTATTTCAACCCTTGGTCCGCTTTTTTGGACAGTCCTAGTGTAGCTCAGAAATTGTCAAATTTTTATCTCCTCAGATGCAAGATGCACATGAAAGTCATAGTGAATGGCTCTCAGATGCATTATGGACGCGGCCTAATCTCCTACCGACCTTTGATGTCTGAACCTGGTGAGGTTTTCCAAAGAACGGCTGGAGTGATCGAACCTTTTGGTAACATGGGTTATGATGACTCCACCGATTTGACTTTGAGCAATGCTGAAGAGATTTGCATTATGACTCAGAGCCAATGGCCAAAGATATTCATCGACCCTGGGCAATCTATGGGTGGTGAAATGGAATTTCCATTTTTCTTTGGGGCTAATTGGTTCAGAATACCCAATCGTGATTGGGTTGCTAACCCTTCGGCCTTGAACACCGGTATGACTATCCCAGGGGGTGATGGTTCTGTCAACACTGTTAATGGACCAGCGCCAAATATCTCACTGGGCCCTTATGGGTGCAGAAAAATGCATATGGGTGTTGTTCATAGCTCAAATTTGGCAACTTTGAAGCATGCCAATGGTGCCGATGATCCAGTTACCATTCAGGTGTTTTTGTGGGCATCTGATGTCAAGTTTTCAGTTCCAACTGCTGTTCCTCATCCAGGAGTAGGAGACATTCCAGTTACAAATGAGGCGTCTTTTGAACCTCACATGCGTTCAGTGTATGTTCCTAACTTTTTGGGTGACTTGGCTAAGCCCGCTGCTCCTGACATTGCTGGTCGTCTTGAAATGGGAGATTCATCTTTGAATACCGATGAATCCACTGTTGGGCTTGGCAAATCAGATGAGATGTCAATTTCTGCAATTGCTCAACGTGAATGCTGGCTTGACCGGTTTACTTGGGCTGTTGGCGATCCTGCAGAAACGCCGATTTGGTCATGTAGAGTGACGCCTCAATATTTTAAGAGGCAGCAAGCTTTTAGCTCCAATGTTACTGGCATTCCCGGCATGCAACCTACGCCTTCTGCTTACGCCTCCTTGCCGTTTGGGTATTGGAGAGGTTCTATGAAGTATCGCATACAGATTGTCGCCTCGAATTTGCATCGTGGACGTTTGAGAATAGTCTATGATCCAGTTGCAGACATTCATGCTAGATCCAACGTCAACCTTTATCCCGAATCCCTGATGAACCAGCAATACAGTCGCACTATTGACATAGCAGGTGATGCAGGGAGGGATTTTGTTTTTGAGGTCGGTTATATGCAAGAGAAACCTTATCTGCCGTTACTCCAATTGGAAGCTCGTAATACTGAAGGCTTCAATTTTCACAATTTTGATTGGAACAACTATGGACCAACCGTTCCCACCACAGCGAATGGTAACAGGTTGGCTCCCACTCAGACTACAAATGGACAAATAACCATTTACGTTTTGAATAGGTTGGCCGTGCCTGCTACTGGTCCTGCGATCAACAACGATGTCACCATCAACGTTTTTACTTCGGCTGGCGAAGATATGGATTTTCAGATGCCCACTGCTAGAAACCTTGATATGATGTCTTTTGTTGACCCAACTGGTTTTCCTGTTAATTGGAGGAATGAGGAGAGCGCCGTCCCTGAATCTTTAGGAAATGAGGCTTTGCGCCGAGAAAAGCAGTTTCCCAAGAAAGTTAAGGAGAAAGCTTTCAGGGAGGCAAAGTTTGAGCCTCACATGAATACTGAGGATGATTCAGCCGCTATGGGCACTACTGAGATGGAGAATGTTCCCACTGACCCTCCTACCAAGGCTTGGATGGGCGACTGCTCTCAACCTGCTGCTTCTATGGCTTCTGTTACCTTTGGTGAAAAGATGGATTCCTGGATGTCCTTGATGAACAGGTGGCAATTGTATAACCGTGAGGTTTATTGCAGAGAGGATTTTCCTTCAGTCAATTCGCCTGATCGCGGTGATGATGAGTACACTGTTCTTACTGTCATTCCAGATTTTCCGCCATTTCCTGGAGCCGCTCCTATGAGTTCAAAATGGGCGTCCAAGACTAGCTATCCCGGTTTGCCGTCTGTTTCCACGGCTGGACCATTCATTGATGGAACATCGGTCCCAGGTGGCGATGATGTTTTGGCTGACAATTTTGCTTTTAACTTGGCCCCAGCCGGCAAGTTTTGGCTTAATGCTCCCATTGATGAAATTCCTGCACCAGGATCGGTTTTCGCTGATAGCGCTAAGTTGCTTAAAGTGAATCCAGGGCAGCTTACTATGATGCATTTTGTTACTCGGATGTTCATAGCCAGGAAGGGTGCAATTAGGAACAAGTATATTCTTGACGGCAACACTGCCCCTGATAACACCGTCGGCACTCAAATAATGTCTGTCAAGCGTTTACCCGATTCTGGAGTTATTAGTGGTAACACGTTCTCTGGTGGGGACATTAGCAGTTCATTGAGCAACGCTCAGACGGAGTTGGAAACTACCTTGGTAAGATATGGAATGCCCGCTTATGGAGGTTTTTGGAGCCAAGCTAGTTGCAGGGTGGAGAATGCAAGCTTTAACTCTTCAACGAATCCCAATACTTTTGGCGCCATCAATGTTGCCAAGGCTCAGGCTTTGAACGGGAGCATGCAAACCGGGACTTCAAATTCAGAAGCTCCTAATTGGTTCAATCCTCTCACATATCCAGCTGAAGGCAATTATGCACCGCCCCTTGGGCAGTCAACCAATGTGGCTCAGACAGTTGGCAAATCTGATCTTATGATGTCCAATACTTATGATGGGACTCATGTTACCACGTCTTTGCAGCAACCTGTTATTGAAGTTGAAATTCCCTTTTATGTCAATTCCAGATTTTTGAAAAATGATTTGGTTTTGAACAACACTAGGGGTGTTCAGGCTCACGTGCTTAAGTATGAGACTCATCTCAACAAAGCAGGCACTAACGAGGATGCTTTCGAGGAAGCTAGTACTCTTACTTATTTTGAGAGACATGTGCGCCCTGGCAAAGATTTCTCATTGTATTACTTGGCAAACGTTCCTTACATTGTCATGTTAGGCAATTTCTTGTATCAGAGTGTTGCCGGCCAAGCTTCAACTTCAGAGTTAACTCGTGTTGCATATGGTTCATTGCGGTATCGTTCCGCTTGTAGACAATCCCAGTCAGCTTATAGGGAACCAGGGGTGACACCTGTGTTGCAATCGGGTTCAATCAACACGTATCCTCAGGATACGTATTTTTATGATTTGCCTATTTTGGCACAGACTTACCCACTCAACATTCCGGACGCAGCTTTTTAGTTTTTCTTTAGTTTTTCTCCATTAGTGCGCTTTAGGTGCCAGCGCTTTATTAGGCACTCGCATGATTGTGTTGTCATGCATACCTCACTGTATTATATTACCGGTGCGAACCCGGCGTGGAACAGAGAAAGTTAGTGTTCCAGAGGTATTTTAAACACGAAAGCTCATCCACCTTGGCAGGGTGGGAGCGACCAGACAAGTTGGTCGCTCGAGCAAAACTCGCTTAAAACAAGTCCG